GAGGGCAAAACACCTAAAGAGACAAAGGAAAAAGTCTTTAAAGGATTCGCAGAAGGCAGATCTAAGTAATGTACGAGCAAAGTTTAGTTAAAACGGTAGAGCCGGTAAAAAAAACTACTATTACTAGAATGAACCGTGGTAAGAAGTGGAAGTACGGTTATGATAAAGAGCATGACTTAATAGTATTATCTAAAAATGGTGTTATAGGTGAGATTATAGAAATACAAAATTTAGTTATAGCGCTACCTAAACCACCTAAAGAAATATATAAACATCCAGATAATAAATGGGTAAAACAAGAATATCCAAAAGAATTACAAAGGATTAAAAATATATTTGATTGGAGAAGTTACCCAGAAGAAAACAAAGAACAGTGGTTTGATTATATAGATGAAGAGTTTAAAAGAAGAGACGAAGGCTTTTGGTTTATAAATAATAATAAACCAACTTGGATAACAGGTACACACTATATGTACTTACAGTGGAGCAAAATAGACGTAGGCGCACCAAACTATAGAGAGGCAAATAGGTTGTTTTATATATTTTGGGAAGCGTGTAAAGCTGATAAAAGATGCTATGGTATGTGTTATTTAAAAAACCGTCGTTCTGGTTTTTCTTTTATGTCATCTGCTGAAACAGTTAATTTAGCCACTATTTCAAGTGATAGTAGATATGGGATATTGTCTAAAACAGGTGCTGATGCTAAAAAAATGTTTACAGACAAAGTTGTACCTATTAGTATAAATTATCCGTTTTTCTTTAAACCAATACAAGATGGTATGGATAGGCCAAAAACAGAACTAGCTTATAGGGTACCAGCTAGCAAGTTTACGAGAAAAAAGATAACTGCAAACGAACAAATTGAAGATATACAAGGTTTAGATACCACTATAGACTGGAAAAACACTGGTGATAATAGTTATGATGGTGAAAAACTAAACTTGTTAGTTCACGATGAAAGCGGTAAATGGGAAAGACCTGATAACATATTAAATAACTGGAGAGTTACAAAAACATGTTTACGGCTTGGTAGTAGAATAGTTGGTAAATGTATGATGGGCTCGACTTCAAACGCATTAGACAAAGGTGGAGACAATTTTAAAAAATTATATAACGCTTCGGATGTCACACAAAGAAATAGAAATGGCCAGACAAAATCTGGTTTATACTCTTTGTTTATCCCAATGGAATGGAACTACGAAGGATTTATTGATGAATACGGACATCCAGTATTTGATAACCCTGACACAGATGTCTTCGATCCAGATGGTGAACTGATAGATATTGGTATTATAGAACACTGGGAAAACGAAGCAGAAGGATTAAAACAAGATCACGATGCTTTAAATGAGTTTTACAGGCAATTTCCAAGAACAGAAGAGCACGCTTTTAGAGATGAAGCTGTAAACAGTGTTTTTAATTTAGTAAAAATATACGAGCAAATAGATTACAACGAAGGTATAAACAGTTCTGCTAAGTTTTCTACTGGTAACTTTCAATGGGTAAACGGCGTAAAAGACACGCAGGTTATATTTTATCCAGATCAAAAAGGTAGATTTAATATTAGTTGGATTCCACCTGTTAATTTGCAAAATAAAATTGTAGTTAAAAATGGAATAAAATATCCAGCAAACGAACATATGGGTGCGTTTGGTTGCGATAGTTATGATATATCAGGTACTGTAGATGGTAGAGGCTCTAATGGAGCGTTACATGGATTAACAAAATTTAGCATGGAAGACTCACCGCCTAATCACTTTTTCTTAGAATATATAGCTAGACCACAAACTGCTGAAATATTTTTTGAAGATGTTTTAATGGCTTTAGTGTTTTATGGCATGCCAATATTAGCAGAGAACAATAAACCTAGATTACTTTACCATTTAAGAAGAAGAGGTTATAGAGGTTACAGTATGAACAGGCCTGATAAAATTTGGAATAAATTATCAGTTGCAGAAAAAGAAATAGGTGGTATACCAAACTCTAGTGAAGATATTAAACAAGCTCACGCTGCAGCTATAGAAATGTATATACAAAACCATGTTGGTCATTTAGGTGATGGTAACTATGGAAATATATATTTTAACAAAACGTTGAATGATTGGGGTAGATTTGATATAACAAAAAGAACTAAGTTTGATGCTACTATTAGTTCTGGTCTAGCGATTATGGCTTGTAACAGACATTTATACAAACCAAACGCTTTAGTTGAAAAACCAAAATTAAATATAAACATTGCTAAATATTCTAATAGAGGTAGTGTTTCAAAGATAATAAAAGAATAATATGAGGGAGTTTCCAAGTCAAGTAGTTAGCGACATAGAAAAATTAAGTTATGAGTACGGTCTGAAAATAGCTAAAGCTATTGAAGACGAGTGGTTTCATAAAGATAATTATTCTAATAGATATATTTATAATAGACAGAATTTTCATAATTTAAGACTATACGCTAGAGGAGAACAAAGTATACAAAAATACAAAGATGAGTTATCTATAAATGGTGATTTATCATATCTTAATTTAGATTGGAAACCAGTTCCAATAATACCAAAATTTGTTGACATAGTTGTTAATGGTATGTCTAATAGAGCTTATGATGTAAAAGCTTATTCGCAAGATCCAAACGGTGTTGCAAAAAGAACAGAGTATATGAATGCTATCATGGAAGACATGAGAAGTAAAGAATTAAAAAACTTTGTTCAAGAAAATTTTGGTATGAATCTATTTAACAATCCACCAGAATTACTTCCTGAAACTCAAGAAGAGTTAGATCTTCACATGCAGTTAACTTATAAACAAGCTATTGAAATAGCTTCAGAGCAAGCTATAAACACTTTACTTGAAGCTAGTAAATACGAGTTGATAAAAAAACGGTTTTTTTACGATTTAACAGTTTTAGGTATAGGCGCTGTTAAAACTTCTTTTAATACTTCTGACGGTGTAAAAGTAGAATATGTTGATCCCGCTAATTTAGTTTATTCTTATACAGACTCTCCTTATTTTGATGATATATATTATGTAGGTGAAATAAAAAGTATACCAGTAAATGAGTTAATGAAAGAGTTTCCACATTTAAAAAATGAAGATTTAAAAGAAGCTGTTAAGTATAATAATCAAAAAACTAGTAGATACAACACACATACAAATAGAAATAGAAATAAAGATAACAACAAAGTACAAGTGTTGTATTTTAATTATAAAACCTTTATGAATGAGGTTTATAAAATGAAACAAACAGCTAGTGGAGCAGAAAAAGCTATAGTAAAAGATGATAGGTTTAATCCACCAAAAGACGATAAGTTTAGTAAAAAATCTAGATCAATAGAAGTTTTATATGACGGCGCTTTAATATTAGGTACTGATCAACTTATAAGATGGGAAATAGCTAAAAACATGATACGTTCAAAAAGTAATTTTAGCAAGGTTAAAATGAACTATGCAATATGTGCACCTAGAATGTATGAAGGTAAAATTGAATCGATAGTTAGCAGGATAACTGGGTTTGCTGATATGATACAATTGACACATTTAAAAATACAACAAGTTATGTCTCGTATTACGCCTGATGGTGTTTATTTAGATGCTGATGGTTTGGCTGAAATAGACTTAGGTAACGGTACTAATTATAATCCACAAGAAGCTTTAAACATGTTTTTTCAAACTGGTAGTATTATAGGAAGATCTTATACTAGCGATGGAGACATGAACGCCGCTAGAGTTCCAATACAAGAAATACAAAACAGTAGTGGTGGTGCTAAATTACAAAGCTTAATAGGTAATTATAATTATTACTTACAAATGATTAGAGATACAACCGGTTTAAATGAGGCTAGAGATGCTGCTCAACCTGATCCTAAAGCTTTAGTAGGTGTACAAAAAATGGCGGCTGCTAATTCAAACACTGCTACAAGGCACGTTTTACAAGGTGGTCTTTATCTAACTAGAGAAGTTGCAGAAGCACTATCATTAAGAGTGTCTGATATAGTTGAATATTCGCCAACTGCAGATGCTTTTGTACAAGCATTAGGTTATCATAACGTTTCAACACTTAGTGAATTATCTGAAATATATCTTTATGATTTTGGTATATTTATTGAGTTAGCTCCAGATGAAGAAGAAAAAGCAATGCTTGAAAATAATATACAAGTAGCATTAGCACAACAGAACATAGAGCTAGAAGACGCTATAGATCTTAGAGAGATTAAAAATATAAAGTTAGCAAATCAGCTGTTAAAAATACGTAGAAGAAAAAAATTACAGCGAGACCAACAAATGCAACAACAAAACATGCAAGCTCAAGCACAAGCTCAAGCACAAGCACAACAAGTTGCTGCAGAGTCAGAGATACAAAAGCAACAAACTATGGCTCAAACTACAATGGCTTTAGAGCAAACTAAAAATCAACTTGAAATACAAAAACTACATCAAGAGGCTGAAATTAAAAAACAATTAATGGAGTTAGAGTTTCAGTTTAATATGCAACTAAAAGGCCTTGAGGTAGAAGGACAAAAAAGTAAAGAAAAAGAAAAAGAAGATCGTAAAGACGAAAGAACAAAAATACAAGCAACACAACAATCTGAATTGATTGAACAAAGACAAAATCAAGGACCATCAAAAAACTTTGAGTCTTCTGGTAATGATATACTAGGTGGACTTAATTTTGGTGCGTTTGGTCCTAGATAAAATTATTAACTATTATTATATTATATTATGGCAAAAAAGAAAAAAGAAGAGGTAGTCGATAAGGCTCCTGAAAAACCAATTGTAGACGACAAAGTCGAAAAAATACAAATTAAAAAACAACCAAAAAAGTTTGCAAAACAAGATGATGTTGTTAAAATAGATTTAAGCAAACCAAAAGAAACAAAAGAAGAAAAAAGTGAAACTACAGAAAAAGTTGAAAACAATAACGTTGACGACACAAGAGTGGTTGAACTCGTTGAAGATGCCAAGCCCGCACAAGAACAAAAAGAAGTACAGCCGGAAGCAGAAGCACAAAAAACTCCAGTAATAGAAGAAGTTACGGATGAAGTAGTTAAAGAAGTGGCTAGTCAAGTTGAAGAAGCTATTACTGAATCAGAGCAAACAGGAAAACCACTACCAGAAAGTGTTGAAAAATTAATAAACTTTATGGACGAAACAGGTGGTGATCTAAATGACTATGTTAAGTTAAACCGTGATTATAGTGATTTAGATAATGATACGTTGCTTAGAGAGTATTATAAACAAACAAAACCTCATTTATCAGAAGATGAAATAGAATTCATAATGGAAGACAATTTTTCTTTTGATGAAGATGAGCACGATGATAAAGAAATAAAGAGAAAAAAATTAGCGTTAAAAGAGCAAGTTGCCAGCGCTAAAAGCCACTTGGACGGGCTAAAGTCCAAATATTACGAAGATATAAAAGCTGGAAGCAAGCTTACAAAAGAGCAGCAAGAAGCAATTAATTTCTTCGATCGTTACAACAAAGAAACAGAAGAGTCTAAAAAAGTAATGGAAAAACAGGTTAATACTTTTAACAATGAGACCAATAAAGTTTTTAACGATAATTTCAAAGGTTTTGAATACAACGTTGGAGACAAAAGATTTAGGTTTAATGTTAAAGATCCTAATAGTGTTAAAGAAACTCAATCTGATATTAATAATTTTATCAAAAAGTTTTTGAACAAAGAAAATTTAATAGAAGATGCTAGAGGTTATCATAAAGCGCTATATACAGCTATGAATTCTGATGCAATAGCAAATCATTTTTACGAACAAGGTAAAGCTGACGCTATAAAAGAAAGTATAGCTAAATCTAAAAACATAAGTATGGAACCTAGAAAAACTCATATTGAAAACATGGATATGGGTGGAATAAAAGTTCGTGCTTTAGAAGATGATACTTCTGATTTCAAATTTCAAATTAAAAACAAAAAATAACAATTTAAAAATTAAAAATTATGGCAATTACAGCAGGAAGTAGTTTAAATAGTGTTCCTTCTTCACAGAAACAAACACTATCTACAAACTACCTAGATTTTACAGGTACTACTGACAATACATTTGCTCAGCAGTATTTACCAGATCTTATGGAGAAAGAAGCTGAAGTTTTCGGTCCACGAACAATTTCAGGATTTCTTGCTTCCGTAGGAGCTGAGGAGCCTATGAGCTCAGACCAAGTTGTTTGGTCAGAACAATCAAGATTACACATTTCAGTAAAAGGTACAGTAGCAACAGCAGGTTCTACAAATGGTACTTTTACAGTTACTAGTGATATTGATGGAAACAACGCTTCATCTTCACCAGCGTTTACATTAGCAAACCACGGTGTTAGAGTTAACGACATTGTACTTATTGCAAGTGCTGGTATCGTTACAAAATGTAAAGTTGTTGACGCTGATACAGCGGTTATACAAGTTGAGCCTTATGACAAAGCTGATTTAACTGGTCACGCTACAACGGCTGGTGGATCTACTTTATTAGTTGTAGGTTCTGAGTATGGAAAAGGTACTAAGTACTACTCTAACGCAGACGGTTCTACTGAAAGTGATTCAAGAGGTGCTAACGAGCCAACTTTCAAATCTTTTAGCAATAAACCAATTATAATGAAAGATTACTACGAGGTATCAGGTTCTGATACAGCTAGAATCGGTTGGGTTGAAGTTACTGCTGAAGACGGAACAGCTGGTTACTTATGGTACTTAAAAGCTGAAGCTGAAACAAGATTACGTTTTGCTGATTACATGGAAATGGCTATGTTAGAAGCTGAAAAAACTCACGCTGATTCTGTTATTGGTAACTACCACGGTGCTACTGATTTAGGAGCTGGTGGTGCAGGTACAGAAGGTTTATTTAAAGCTATTAGCACAAGAGGTAATGTTACTTCTGGTGTTACTGGTGTTAATGCTGCGACTGATTTAGCTGAGTTTGACGCTATTTTAGCTGAGTTTGACTCTCAAGGAGCTATTGAAGAAAATATGATGTTTGTAAATAGAGCTACGTCTCTAGCTATGGACGACATGTTAGCTTCTATGAACTCTTATGGTGCTGGTGGTACTTCTTATGGAGTATTCCAAAACTCTGAGCAAATGGCATTAAACTTAGGTTTCTCTGGATTTAGAAGAGGTTCTTATGACTTCTACAAGTCTGACTGGAGATACTTAAACGACAAAGCTACTAGAGGAGGTATTAACTCTGCTGCTACTACAGCTGCTATTAGAGGGGTTATTGTTCCAGCTGGTACTTCTACGGTTTATGACCAAATGTTAGGTAAAAACCTTAAGCGTCCATTTTTACATGTTAGATTTAGAGCTTCACAAACAGATAACAGATACTTCAAAACTTGGGTAACTGGTTCTGTAGGTGCTGCTACATCTGCTTTAGATGCGATGCAAATACACATGTTAACTGAAAGATGTTTAATCACTCAAGGTGCAAACAACTTTATGTTAATGCAGTAAACTATTTTTAAAAGACCGGGGCTTCGGCCTCGGCCTTTTATTTTATTAATTTTATTATATATTATATTATGGCAAAGAAAAAAGAAACAAAAATAAAAGTGGAAGAAACTCCGCAGGCTGTTGAAACACCAGTTGTTGAAGCGCCAAAAAAACCAAAGTGGGAAATAAAAGATAGAGTTTATTACTTAAAAGGAAGAGACAAACCTTTATCAAAATCTATTAGATCAGCTAATATATATTGGTTTGATGAAGAACAAGGATTTGAAAGAGAATTAAAATACTGTGAAAACCAAAGAACTGTGTTTGTTGACGAAATGAAAGGTGATCAAAGAATGTCTCATATTGTTTTTAGAAATGGAGCTTTACATGTTCCAAGAGAGAAGCAAGTTTTACAAAAACTTTTATCGCTTTACCACCCAGAAAGAAACACTACTTTTTACGAGTGGCAGCCTGTTGTTGAAGCTGAATCACAATTAGATTGGCTAGAGTTTGAAGTAGACGCTTTAAATGCTGCAAGAAACCTAGACATTGATATGGTAGAAGCTGTTATGAGAGTAGAAATAGGCTCTGCGGTTACAGAGATGAGTTCTAAGGAGCTTAAACGTGATTTATTACTATATGCTAGAAGAAACCCTAGATTGTTCTTAGAACTTGTTACTGATGAAAACGTAATGCTTAGAAACTTTGGTATTAAAGCGGTTGAAAATGGAATAATTAAACTATCACAAGATCAAAGAAATTTTATGTGGGGATCTAACGATAGAAAACTAATGACAGTTCCGTTTGATGAACACCCATACTCAGCATTAGCTGCTTGGTTTAAAACCGATGAAGGTATGGAAATATACAAAAGTATAGAAAAAAGATTAAAAAATTAATCAAACTGTAGAGGCAGTCGCCCTGCGGGGCGATTGCAAACTACAATAAAAAGAAATTATGGTAAATGTAGATACAGTATATCAAAGGGTTTTAGTTTTATCTAATAAAGAACAAAGAGGATATATAACACCTCAAGAGTTTAATTTATTAGCTAACCAAGCTCAAATGGATATATTTGAACAATATTTTTATGATTTAAATCAGTTTAGAAGATTAAATGGAAACGACACTGGTCACGCAGATGTTGTTAATATATTGGAAGAAAAAATTGGTATTTTTGAAGACTCTCAAGCTGTTGAAAGATTTGATACAGATCCTCCAAACGGGGTTTTTGTTTACAACCTAACACAAGCAATACCAGATCTTTATAGAATTAGTAATGTAAGGGTTTTTAGAGAGCAACCAAATGGAGCAACTGGTTGGAGAATTGTAGAAAAAATTAGTAGAAAAGAAAGATTTGAAAATCAACTAGGCCCTCTAACTAGACCAACAGCGTTAAGACCAACTTATACTTTAGATCAACCAGGTCAAGATTTGCTAGTTAGATTTCAACATGACGGTGATCCAACTATAACTGTAGACTATATAAGAAGACCAAGAAGAGCTAACTGGACCTTTACAGTTGTTAACGGTACAGCTTTATCAAATCCAGGCGCTGCAGATTATCAAAATTTTGAACTGCACGCTTCTGAAGAAACAGATTTAGTTTTTAAAATATTAACTTTAGCTGGTGTAACTATAAAAGATCCAAACTTATATCAAATAGGCGCATCAGAAGACATGAAAGATGTTCAACAAGAAAAACAATAATAAATGGCATTATTATCACAAACACAAAGGCAGTATTACGAAGGAGATAATTTAGGTAATTATCAATTTGTTTCTTTAGAAGATATTATAAACCAATTTATGGTTGTTTATGTTGGCGAAGAAAAAGTTATAAGCAAAGCAAAAAGAGTGGATGTTGCTTTTCACGCTCAAAGAGCTATGGCTGAATTATCTTTTGATACTTTTAAATCGTTTAAATCACAAGAAATAATTGTACCACCGTCATTAACAATGATGTTACCACATGATTATGTGAATTACACAAGAGTATTATGGACAGACGATGCTGGTATTAAACATCCTATTTACCCAACTAAACATACACAAAATCCTTTTAAAATAAAGCAAGACGATAACAAAGCTTATGACTTTATATATCCATCAGACAATCTTGTACTTAAAGGAGATTTTGCAGGTACAAATGTATTTTCATTTGCTAATGGACCTTGGCAGATGAAAAATGCTTTTACTGGAGACACAATAAATATAGTTAACGAAAAATTAACCTTTTCACATGGAAGTAATTCACCTATTCCACCTTCTAACACAACTAAAACTAGTAGGGCTTATGCTGTTTATCAAGAGATAGATGTTAGTAATATAGATGTTTTAGATTTTTCAGCAGCAGCAACATCAGCAGCGGCAGCTACAGGAAAAGGTGTTGGAACTGTAAGAATTGGTTTTAGTACCTTAACATATCCAGATTATGATCCTTTTGTAACAAATCCAAACAAAACAATAAAACCTTCGCTTAACAATACAGACGTAATATTTGACATATTTACGGTTGACGGAACTCGTGCTTTATTAACATTTAACGATGGTACAGGTGTAGAATCAACGTCTACGTTATCAGAAGTAGATGTTAGCAATAAAACAACTGTTTATTTATTAATAACTAGTTTTATTGAAGATTTTACCGACACAACACTAAGTAATAGTGAAAACAAGGTTGATGATTTAGTAATAACTTGTGACGCGTTGTCAGATGTTTTACAATCAGGTGGTGAGTCAAGCACTTGGAGTAGATACAAAGCACACACGCCAAATGAAAACGATATTAACGATTATAAAGATGATAAGTTTTGGCCTTTAGATGGTAATAGATACGGTATAGATCCTGATCATGCCCAAGTCAATGGATCATTTTTTATAGAGCAAAGATTAGGATTAATACACTTTAGTTCTAATATATCAGGTAAAACAGTTGTACTGGATTATATAAGCGACGGGCTTGGCACTGAAGAAGAAATGAAAGTTCATAAGTTTGCTGAAGAAGCTATGTACAAATGGATAGCTCATGCTATTTTATCAACAAGAATAAACACACCTGAGTATCTAGTACAAAGGTATAAAAGAGAAAGATTTGCGGCTATAAGAAACGCAAAATTAAGATTATCAAATTTTAAATTAGAAGAATTAACACAGATTCTTAGAGGTAAATCTAAGTGGATAAAACATTAATATATGCCTGAAATATCAAATAATTTCTCTAAAGGCAAAATGAATAAAGATTTTGACGAGAGAATAGTACCAAGTGGAGAATATAGAGATGCAATGAATATACAAGTTTCTACATCAGAAAATTCTGACGTAGGTACTGTTCAAAATATATTAGGTAATTCTTTAGTTCCAGGGCAAGACTTTATAGGTAACAATGCTACTTGTGTAGGATCTATTGCTGATGATAAAAGTGATAAATTATATTATTTTGTTACAAACCAAAACTTAATATCAAACGGTGATTTCTCACAAGATTTAAACAATAATAGTTTTGCAGATGGTTGGAGTGAAGATGGTAGCATTCCAAATGGTTGGGATTATGATTCGTTAAATCAAGTAATGGTAGGTGTAAACGTACCTCTATACAATAAGATAAGAACATCTATACCGGTGGGTAGTTTAGCTTTAGGTGATGCTGTTAGTATTACTTTTACGGTTAAAGAATATGAAAAAGGAGAATTACAAGTAGCTGTTTATAATGAAAACGGAGAAGGTGTTAAGTTTAATGTTCCAAAAGGAAGTGGCACTTTTAGTTTTTCAGGTGTTATTGGTGATGACACAACAAGCACGTCAAGTTTTTATAACAGGTTTTGGATTCAAAGAGTTGGATTTAACGAAAGTTTTACTGGTAAGATAGACGATGTTTTTGTAACAACTGGTAATGATTATATAATAGAATATAACGCTAAAAACTATGGAATAACACCTGTAATAGTTGATACTAAAAAAAATGTTTTAAAGTTTAGGCCAGGAAATATAATAACAGGTATTAATATTATAGATGACATATTAATGTGGACTGATAATATAAACGAGCCTAGAAAAATAAATATAACAAGATGTAAACTTGGTTTAGATCCATCAAGTCCGAATACAACACACACAAAATTAGTGGTAAATAATTCTGTAACAAGTACAGATGTAGAAGAACAACACATAACTGTTATTAAAAAAAGACCACTTAAAGCTCCTAAAATATATGTTAACCAACCGTTAGGATCACAAGAGTTTTTAGCTAATTGTGATTTTTCACAAGGTTCTGGCTCTGTAAACGATGATCCAAATGATCCTTTTGACGGTGGTGGTGATGGTCAAAATTTAATTACACCAGGTGGTATTTCTTTTTTAAGAATAGAAAGAGAAACTGGCGATTTTAGCGCTAATACCCAGTCGACCATGCTTGGTAATCTTGTTGATCCTCCTGCTCAAACAGTACCGCTAGCAAATCCTATTAATCTTGAAGGTGGTAATTATCTTTTATCAACAAATCCATTTGGTCAAAACTTGCAAGGTGGAAATACTAATCATAATCTACCTATAATATATAGGTTTAACTATGACAACGGTACTCAAGACGATATATACTATTCAGAAACTCTTCCCCAATCAAGTGATCCTAATAATGATGGCACTGGTGCTATAAGATTTGATAATTTAGATCCATTAAATCCTGGGCCAAATCATGACGATGGCGCTGGTTATCTTAGGTTTCATTTTTATAATAATCCATCTAGCGGTCCTTATAGTTATCTTCCTCTTGGAAACAATTCTGCCACTGCTTCATCAGCTGAACAACAATTTAACGTTGGTGATGAAATTAAAATTTATTTTAGATGGCACTCTGTAAATACTGATACAACTACATTATCTGTTGCTTTAATAGATTATGATGGTCAAAGTGCTGATGTTGGTTTTGGAGGTAATTATCAAGTTTTAGATACAAAAGATTTTACTAGAGATGCTAGCGACGTTAATACTCCTGGTAGTTTAGGCAAAGCATTTACCCATACTTTTACAATACCAGCTAGCCACACAGGTGGTATAATAAGAGCTGTTATGTATAATGGTGGAACCACACAAATTTCACCCACCGGCGTTTATGGTCCTCAAAACAATCCTGATGATGGTGATTATATAGACAGAATAGCTTGGACAATAACAGGTGAGTTTATTACACCAGAAGATTTTTACGAGCCTACAGATGAAATAACAGTAGATAGTAGTGTTAATGTAAATTCCGGTGACTTAATTTCAGCACCAGGTTTTGGATCTGGTCTACATGTTTTACAAGCTACTACTAGTGGAAACACAAAAACATTAAAGTTATCTCAAAGCCCTGATCCTGCTTTTTACCCAAACATTTTAGATTCAAACTGGCCTACAAATCAATGGCAACCAACAATAAATATTGCTAACTTCACATCACAGGCAAGTTATACAATAGGTGATGTTTTACTTTTAAGTCAATTAAACACTCCTGGTAGCTTACCTTCAAACCACGAAGTAAGATGTACTATTTTAGATATATTTGAGCAAATAGGTACACCTGGTTTTGTAGAGTATAAAGTAGACGTGTCAAGTATAGAAAGCACCGTGCCTACAACAGCGGCTGCTTTTGATACACCGCCTAATCCAAACGTACCTGGTATAAATTTTAAAACTACTGATGGTATTTTTATGAATGTTGTAAAAGAGCTGGAACAAGATAGATTATTTGAAGATAAGTTTGTAAGATTTGCAACTAGATGGAAATATGAAGACGGTGAGTATTCAGCTTTTTCACCTTTTACAGATGTTGCTTTTAACGCTTCTAGTTTTTCTTTTCATCCAACAGAAAATACTTATAATTTAGGTGTACAAAACAATTGTGAAAGTATTGATTTATTAGATATAGTCCCAGCTGAAATACCAGAAGATGTTGTTCAGGTTGATATATTGTTCAAACAAGAAAACTCAACAACAGTTTATTCTATTGATAGTATAAAACCAGACGATCCAGTAATAGGTGGTGGAACTAACGATTGGAACGCAAATACAACACCAAGTACTGAAATTTTTAACTCAAACAATATTGTTTTAGGCTCTCCAACGGTTGAAAGTATACCATTACAAACACTGTATAAAGGTAAATACACGGTATTTAAAGAGAATATACACGCTGCTCTTCCAGAAAATCAATTACTAAGACCTTGGGATAACGTACCTAAAAAAGCTTTAGCCCAAGAGATTACTGGCAATAGAATTGTTTATGGTAATTACACACAAGGTTATAATATGATTGATAATAACAATAACAATTCAAAACCTTTTTTAACTGCTAATTACAAGCAAAGATCTATTGAAGAAACAGATGTTATAGACTTTACTTTTGGTCAAAAATCTTTAAAAACATTTAGAACTTATAAGCTTGGTGTTGTG